GGAGATTTGAATGACAGACAAAATACTAACGCTTATCATCAAAGTGTGTGATTGGTGGGGAGGGATTGAATGAAAATATCACCAGGGATAAAACGTAGAATGACCGCTGAAATCCCAAATGAAGCTAGAAGTTATGAACATATTTTACCAGTTACAATTTCAGCAATAAAAAGGAACATAGATGAAGATGTGGTAATTGAAGATGTCTATGTTTGCTTGAAAAATAATAGAAATGAAACTCTTAGTTATGAATATAAGAAAGGCGAGGGGATTTGAATGAATAATGAATTGCAAGAATTATTAATACGAATCATAAAAGCAGCAATGATTGCTATTCCAATTTGGGGACTTATTATCATATCTTTTACCATATTCATTTTCAAAAATGATATTAAAAAATGGTGGAGGAATAGAAAATGAAACTTTTGTGTAAGCTGTTCGGGCATGATTATGACCCACCAGCACTTATTGGAGATGAAGCACCAACATATTGTAGTCGTTGCGGTGAATTATATGTGGACCAGTCTTATTTCAACCGCTCAGACCTTGACGAGTCTGAGAACGTGTTCCCTGAAAAATGGCTTGATAAACACATGGATTGAGGTGGAGATGAAAATATTTAGATTAGTAAGTAACTCGTTTTTGTTGAGTGATGGATATCCTCGCTCAACAGCTATTGAGATTAGAGCTAGTAATTATGCTGAAGTAATACAAGAAATTGAAAGTAATGCAGGTTGGGTGACTACCAGGGATTGTGCTTTCAAAGTTGCCTATATCGAGGAGGTTGTGGAATGAATGCAAAAAAAGCCCAAATCAAAGATACGGGCTTTGGGGGATTAACAAAAATTAACGTGAGGATGTGTCCATGCAAGATAAACAAGGTCTAACCTGGAGTGATGGATATATTTCTTTAACATATTCCATGGCATCAAGGTCATTTTCAAATTGTTTATTAATAAGATACGAATCAGTGACTGTCGGACGATTGGGGCAAGCACCTTTGTGTACTTCATGATAACCGCTAAAGTCGCCAGTTTTATTTACAACATAACTCATGATTAAATCCTCCTTCAAATAGTTATATTCTATTATTTTAAAACTTTTATTAGTCTAGCACAAGGAATATGACTTGAATAAGGGAGATAATAAAAAGCCCAAGCTGACCAAGCTTGAGCTTCGCATGTATAAAATAATATTTTTTCATTTTATTTGTGGTCACACGTATTATATCATACTGAGCTAGGAACTCGCTAAACTCAACTGGAGGAGAAAATGAATAGAATAGTTGCTTTCATAGAAAAAGCTGGCAAAGCTTTTGATAGAACTATTTATAAACAAATTACTCGTGGAGTTACTTATTTCTACGAAAAAACAAAATACTATGTACTTTTGTTCGCAATGTCATGTTTGATTATAGGATTGATATTAAAATTTATGGGTATTACATGAAAATGAAAAAAAGCCCGCTGGGAACGGGCTTCGGCAAGAAGTTTTCTAACTTAATTATACCACAAAAGGAGAATTTGATTAATGGCAGATAAGTTAGATAGAATTATTGGAGATTACGTGAATGGCAGACTTGAAGCCAGAATAAAATCAATTGAAAGCAGATATCTTTATAAGCAAAAAGTAGATAACTTAGGTATTCGTACAGCTTATTCTGGTGGTTCTGAACAATTAAGTCATGTTATTAATCAGGAAAAGCTTGAGAGTGACGAAGAATACCTTAAACTTAAGGAGCAATTAGAGATATTAGACTTCTGGTTTAAGCCTTTGATACCAGATGAAAAAAGAGTTATTGAACTAAAATATAGCGGTTATGCTGGCTTGTACTGGTACCAAGTAATGCAATATTTAGATATCGAAGGAATTGAAGATATTGGCTTGAAAAAAGCTAAGACTATATTCTATAAGTTCAGAAATGATATCTACCGACAAATGCAACACTGTTTTTAGGGCATATTTTTGGACAAAAATTGGCATGAAATTGCCTAAAATCGGCACCTCAACACTTGTTTTTGCTGATATACTTGTATTATGAAGTAAAAGGCAAAAGCACAAATATCATAAGTATCGGTTTGAATTTGCTTCATAAGCTTGTTAGGGTTCGACTCCCTGACTTGCTATTATATTTTATTACAGGTTGTCCAATGGGCAGCCTTTTATTGTCGGATTCACAAATAAGATAGGAGGGAGGTATGAAACTTACTGAAAAGCAGAAGAAGTTTGCAGATTATTATATCGAATCAGGTAACGCAACTCAGGCGGCTATAAATGCGGGATATAGTAAGAAAACAGCATACAAAATCGGTGCTGAAAACCTCAGAAAACCTCAGATTAAAAAATACATTGATGAACGAATGGAACAGCTCGCTTCTGAGCGTATTATGAGCGCACAGGAGATACTTGAAAGACTTAGCCTTATAGCTAATGCAAAAATAAAAGAAACGGTTGTAGTAGCCAATGCAGAGGGATATTCGGAAGTTGAGAAGCCTCCTGATTTCAAAACGCAGATACAAGCAATGAAGGAACTTCTTAAACGTTATCCTGGTAATGATAAATTACTTGAACAAACTCTTCGCAAACTTACTGCAGAAGCTGATATTGCTGAATTCAAAGCTACAATGATACAGTCTGCAACTGATAAATCAACTGAAGAAAAATTGGATGAATTGCTTGGTAAGATTAGTGAGGTTATAGATGATAAGTGATATTTATAGCAAAAAACAAATCGATGTTTTAAAGCAAACAGTAAATAAAGATTGGTTCATTGCATTGCTTCATGGTGCTAAGCGTTCAGGTAAAACTAAGATGAATAATGACTTATTCTTGTTTGAATTAAGGCGTGTTCGTAAAATAGCCGATGAAGAGGGTGTCAAAGAACCTATGTATATTTTGGCGGGTGTTTCATCAAATACAATAAATAAGAATATCTTACAAGAACTTTATAATATGTACAATATAGAACCTAAGTTTGATAAGCACAATAACTTTAAGTTATTTGGTGTGAAAGTAGTTCAAGCATACACTGGGAATATCGGTGGAGTTGGTGCTATCCGTGGTATGACTGCTTATGGAGCATATGTTAATGAAGCTTCACTTGCTAAACAAGAAGTATTTGCTGAAATTGTTTCTCGTTGTTCAGGTAATGGTGCAAGAATTCTAGCGGATACTAACCCTGATAATCCTGAGCATTGGTTAAAGAAAGAATATATAGATAAGCCTAACGAAAATGTTAAGGCTTTTCATTTTGAATTAGATGATAATACTTTCTTATCTGAGAGGTACCGTGAAAACATTAAAGCAGCAACTCCAAGCGGTATGTTTTATGACCGTGATATAAAAGGACTTTGGGTATCTGCTGACGGTGTGGTTTATCAAGACTTCGATAGCAACAAACATTATATACAATCCAAAGACTTACCTAAATTATCAACATTCTATTGCGGTGTTGACTGGGGGTATGAACACTGGGGTTCAATTGTTGTTATCGGAGAAACGGACGATGGAACAGCTTATTTAATCGAAGAGCACGCAAAACAACATGAAGAAATTGACTATTGGGTAGATATAGCAAAAGAGATTCAAGAACGTTATGGTTCAAGAGTTCCCTTCTACTGCGATTCTGCTCGTCCTGAACATGTTGATAGATTCAAACGAGAACACATTGAAGCGTTTAATGGAGACAAAGCACGTTTAACTGGTGTTGAAGCAGTCGCTCGTAGATTTAAGAAAGATAAGTTGTTTATTTGTAGAGATAAAGTTGAGAAATTCCCTAATGAGATTTATCAATATGTTTGGGATGAAAAAAAAGGAGAACCAATAAAACTATTCGATGATGTACTTGACTCTTTGCGATATGCGATTTATAGCAATGAAGTTAGAAATGGTAAGACAGCTGAAATAGTCAATAAAGTAGGTTTTGGTTTTTATTAAGGAGAAATATGGCAATTAAAATAAATAGAGAGATGGCGGG